GTTTGTATTGCTCTTAAGATCTAAAATGCCTTCTGCTGTAACACTATTTGTACTAGTTGTAGAAGCAAGAAGTGACTGAATAGTAATAGTATTGCCAACTCCGTCTACTATAAGTGTACTATCATCACCAAATATACTACCAGTTACGTCACCGTCAAACGTACCTGAAAAACTACCAGTTAGTGAACCGACACTATCTGCTGCTGCTTCCCACTTATTGGTTCCGCTATTAAATTTTAGTACATCGTTATTTAATGCGCCTGTTAAATCAGTATCAGTAAGCGCATCTAATGTAGTAGAACCACCGCTGCCGCCGGTAACAATTGTTCCACCAACAGTAGTACTGTCACCTACATATACTAATTTAGTATCAGTGGTGTAAATCAACTCGCCTGCTAATGGGGTTGTTAGCAAGCGCTCTGCATTTGTGCCGCGTCTTAGACGTAGTGCCATATGTAAACTCCTAAAATATCTATTATTAGTATTTATACATTTTTAAAGATATCCTAAGAACTATTTACGTTTTTTCATAAAACTTTTAGTTCTACTTTTAACATCTGCAACTACTTTAGCAGTATTTAAACGAAAATTAACATGTGATATTTCCTCATTATATTCTGCAAGAAAAGTTTCTAAACTACCTTCAACTTTAGAAACATCTCCTTTGTTTTGCAACGCTTGTCGATCTAAATCAATTTCCCAGATTTTTCCAGAATGAAAGTGTACGTGTACGCTATGAATATAATCAATCGGAACTGCTTTTATTTCAACATCGTCAAAAATCTCAGGCCACTGTTTGATTACTTCTGGGGGTAATTTGTTCTTAGGCACTTGCTGATGTCTTTTTAACAATAGCTTTCTTTACTGTAGGCATAAGCTCTTCTGCTTGTCTACGTAATACTGCTGCTTCCTTGCTTAACCGGTCTGCATCACTGCGGAATTTAGCTGCTAGTGCTTCGTCAGTTAGTACGCCATCAGTAGCTACCGCAGCGGTTCCTGCCGATTGTGCAGCCATTTCGCTAGCGGTGATCTTTGGCTCAGATTGTTGTGCTGTTGGAACTGTCGAACCGTCTCTAGTTTTTACAGCTAAGTCGTTTACGGTTACACCTTTTTGTTGTGCAATTAGTTCATTTAATTCACTTAATAGAATACTAGTGTTTCTATTAGGCATCATCTCAACATTCTTAGTTGGAACTTTAATCATTTTACCAGTGGTATGGAATCGTGCAAGCATGTTGCTGCCATCTGGTAAAGATGTACGCATCATTGCTGTTGCTAGATCTTCTGATTCTTGTCCTGCTGCTGATTCGACTAGTTTGATAAGTGTATCATGTTCGTCAGCGCCTAAATTTTCTGTAGTTACTACAATACAGTTATCAGGCTCACCCGGTACTACTTTGTATGCAACAATTACTTTGCGTTGATTATTAGCCATACGGCCTACGTGCTTTAACATATTATGCTCCTTTTGCAGGTTGCTGTTGTGCTACTGCGTTTAAAAACTGCTCTAGTTTAGTATAAGTTTGACCAACGGTCATCATTTCGTTTGGCTTAAAAGCGCCACGTTGACTAGCAACATCAATAATGCTCTTTAGTGCTTGTAAATCTTGCACAGTTAGGTCGGGACCCTGAGCAACTTCTTGTGTTACGGGTTGGGTTGCTTCAACGTTTGTATCTTCACTCATAATTATCTCCTTGTATAGTATATATGCGTACTTTATTTATTTGTACTTTAAATGTGGACACGCTAACATGAAATAACTGAGGTCTTTAATTTCTTCAAACCCTACAGTTAAAACTGGTGTTATCTTATTCTCGTCGTTCAGTGATACGTTTTTACCAATATAGAAACGATTTTTTAAGTTTTGTTTAACCCATTTTACAATACTAGCTTCGATATTGTATGTCATAGGCAAGTTAACGTATTCAAAATGAGGCGGAGCCGATTTGACTTGCCTCACTTCAAATACATTTAACGGATTAGGCGTCCTGTTTTTTATCATGCCGCCACGTCATAGTGCGCAGTAACTCCAAACGGCGCCTGCAAGTTTTTATCACGATGACTGTGAATAATAAAAACTGTATCGCAGTAATCTGAATCACCCCAGCTGTCCCAAGGATATCCATCTGTAAACATAATGAACTTCTTAGGCTGGATGTCATTCTCTTTCATATATGTCCAGTTAGCATCAAAGTCAGTGCCGCCACCGCCCATAATTTCGTAGTCTGACAAGTCATCACCGCCGTCTGCACTAAAGTCTTGCTCGTTATAGACCTTAGTATCAAAGCACCACAATTTAATGTTGTAGTCTTGATATTCGTCCATAATACCTTTAATTTCACTTAAGAAGTCTTTAGCTTGTTCATTGCCTATAGAACCTGACATGTCTAAGCTAATAGCAACATCAATTGTATCTTGAAAGTTCATGCCTGGCAAAATAGCACCGCTCATTTGTCCTTTACGGCTAGGACGACTAAACGTATAATCACTTTTAATAGTACTTTGGATCTGCTGACGCAGTAGTTCACGCCAGTTCATCTTAGGCTCAGTTAACTCTTGTATCATACGTGCAACACCTGCAGGAACATTACCTGCACCTGCTGTCTGCGCCGCTGAGATCATATTTTCTTTGATCCCATCTTTAATCTTCTTCATTTCTTCTTTTGAGTACTTAGGCTTACTCTTGCTTACATTATTTCCGTTGCCGTCTTTAGATTCGCCGGCGTCTTTACCTTCGCCGTCTTCGCCTTCCATGTCAAGGTGTTCATCTAGCATTTCGCCTAGTTGTTTTAAGTACTCTTCGCCGTTCTTTTCTGCTTCTTTAAATAGTTCATCGTACACATCTTCAGAAGTCCATCCTTCATATTTAAAGTCTTGATAGCAGTCTACAATTTTAGGCTTACAGCCGATGCGATCACGTACAAGTAAATTGTTTACAATATAGTCGGCGGCAATATTATACAACATAGGATTCCGCTCATCGCGCCGCCCAAGGTGATCAAACACCATATGTAGAATTTCGTGCGCAACAACAAACTCAATTTCTTTATTGTCCATTGCATTAAAGAACTGTGTGTTGTAGAATAAATTACGTCCGTCTACAGCGGCAGTAGGAAGCCATTCGTCTGCCGCTGCAATACGCAAGCGTGTAGCCATGTTACCAAAGAAAGGATGGCGCAACAACAGTCCTACACGAGCAGTAATAATACGGTCCATAACTTCAACACGCATTACTTCTAATGCTTGCTCAGTGATATCTGGATTAGGTTGCCAGTTTTTAAGCTTACTTGCAGTATCTTTAGTAGCCATTTGTATCACCTTTTTATTAACTTATACATATATTATAGCATCTATAGTGCATATGTCAACCGTTATTTTAATTTGAAAGAAAGGACGGGTCCAAAAGAACCCGTCCTTTCCGTTCATTAAGCGGACTGCGCAGCCTTAATATACTTACCGAATCGCTCATGAAACTCGTCAAAACACTCTACTTCATCTGGGTCAATAGGCAAAGCATACTGTGTAAGAGCAAGTTTAATACCCATAACAACTAGCTCAGTCTCAAAGTTATCCATTGCAAAGCGCAGGAAGTTATTTACTTTATCATCAAACTTCTTATCGTTTTTGTCAGCGGCTTCTTTTAGTTCGTAACAGAGTGAAATTGTCAATGAATACATAGCACTAATTTCTTTAGTCTTCATCTCTTTTACTTTACCAAGCAAAATGTCAGTAGGATTAGGCATGCTTGACGCAACTTTACGGTGCGCCATAAATTTTACAGCAAGGCCCTCGCCTACTGCGCCACTAACTAAGTCAGTAGTAGTGTTATCGTCGATGCCGTCTTCGAGCAATTCGCTAACAAAACTCCAGCTACGAGGAGTTGCAAAGCTGCGACTTGGGCTCTTAGGATCAAAGTCGTACAAGTCTTTCTTTGCAAATGTCAAGTAACCTACAACATCTTTATGGATTCTGTTATCAACTGCCCACTGAAACCAGTCGTTGAAGTCAACACGTAGTTCTAAGTGAATAAAGCGGTTAGCCAACGGAGCAGGCATACGATAAGTAACGCCTTTATCTGCTTCACGATTGCCGGCTGCAACAATAACAACGTTGTCTGGCAACTTGTAAGTGCCTACACGCCGATTCAAAATTAGTTGATATGCTGCTGCTTGTACGCTAGGAGCCGCTGAGTTCATTTCGTCTAAGAACAATACAATAGTATCGTACTGTGCTGCAAACTCTTGTGTAGGAAGTTCTGAAGGCGCACCCCATACCATAGTACCTGAGTTACTATCAAAATACGGAATACCTTTAATGTCTGTAGGTTCCCAAAGACTCAAACGAATGTCAATCAAATGCGCATTTGTAAAACTGTCAGTAATCTGACGTACAATATCTGACTTACCAATGCCCGGAGGTCCCCAAAGAAACAGCGGCCGTTTTTTAAGCATTGCATGCTTGATTGACGCTTTTGCGCTATTAGGGCTTACAGTACGTGTTCCAGTATCCATTTTGCATTCCTTTTAAGTGTGTGTTTTGTTACGCTATGTATATATTATAGCACCAATACAGGAAATGTCAAGTGTTTTATAAGAACTTAGGAACTTTTTTGTCTATTCATGGCCTTTGTAATGCCATATTTGCGAAGATCGCCGCTGAAAAGAGTAAGTTCGACTGCTTTCTTTTCGTTCGTTACTGTGATACTTTTGTGTGTAAGATAGTAAGGGCAGTCAATAAACTGATCTAAGAATATAATAACTTGCGTAGTAAGCGGCATATCCTTAGCAAAAGGTATATCGTATATTGCTAGATCTATCTGTAGGAGAACCTCAAATCCTGTGTCCGTTAGCCTTAGGCCGCCCGCACCTTTATCTCTGTTGTTTTTCCACCACAGAGGAATGTATTCTTTTATAGTTGATTCGTTTGTACTTTTATCTAGTTCTTTTAGAAAGATTTTAGTATAAGTCTCTTTCCAGTTCATTCTTCTGTAACCACCTCACCGTTAGTGAGCTTATATACTGCAAAGTCTTCACATCTAAACATTTCGTTTAATTTTTTAGAAAGATTATGTGCATGTCCGGGATTACTAAAGCTAGTTTTCTTGTACTTAGGTCCGGGATAATTTGTTAGGGCATTTGCACTTTTAAGATTGAACGGCTTACTCTGATAAAAAACTGCCCAGATAGCGTCAGCTTCTAAAACTTGTTCTGACTTATACGTTTTATTGTTTATATTTTCTAAAATAACTGTTGGCTTTGGTCTACTCATATACGTAATCCTTTAATTAACTACGTATATATTTATCTCTTTTCAACAGTTATCTGCGTACTTAAAACTTAGATCCACCATCGAGTTTAATCTCAATAATTTCATCGTTGTTATTTTTAGATTGTGCAACTAATAGTTCAAGATCGCCATGTAAACGACTCATAACAGCACCGAGTGTAAATGCCAGTGTCTTTGCTGTAGCAATGTCTAGTTTAACTTCTCTTGCACGGCTTTGTTCAGCAGCCTTTACAGCATTTAAAAACTGTTGTAAAGGAATAGTGTTTAACGGTTCAACGATTTGCAATTGATAACTCCTGACGCATTTCTAACTCAAACTTAAACGGGCCTCTAGTTTCGTATCGTTCCACTGTAATAAGTTTAGGGCAATGGCTCTTAACCCATCCTTTGTCAAACTTAATAATATAATATCCTGCACAGTATTGACTTTTTGAATTATTGCTTTTAGTAAACAATGGAAGTTTACGTTTTACATCATACAGCGTATTAAACGGATTAACACTAGTTGGGAATCCGTGTACTATAAACAGGTCAGGTGTATCGTCTACTACTTTTGGTGTAATATCACTCCAAATAATATCAGTACCAAACTTTTTCTTCATTTGTCGTTTATTGTCAAAGAAACAAGTTTCTACACGACTACTAAACATATATCGATTGTCATTCCATGTCATAGTACCGATACGTTGTTCGTTGCTTTCAACAATCCAAAATTTATCTTTTAGTACAGGTTTTGCTTTTAATGTCATACTGGATACCTCGCTTGTAATGGTTCTGCATAGCTTTGTGCTTGATCTGCAATACGTTGCATATCCCACTTGGCACAAAACTTCATAAGACGCATGCCTACTTGCGTAATTTCTTTAGGCACCGCATTTTCTGTGATAGTTGTATTAATAATTTCTCTAATGTCTGCAGGTTGTGCAGTTAAATCACATAATACTACGTTACGATTATAATCATCTAATACACGATGCTCTGCACCTTCGTGATCGGACCAACGTTGTAACATCATGTTATTCCAATTAAAGCCTTTTGAAGTCTTATCTTCGTATGCTTCTATAAGACCAACTTTGTTCTTAGTACCTTTTGTACGTACACCTGGATACGCACTGAACACATTATCGCTTGTATCGCCACGCATACATTTCTCAAACAGCATAAATGCAGGGTGCGGCGCAGGCTTTGCTTCTTTAGTTTTCTTATCAATTACTCGCTGGCCTTTGTCATCAAAATAACCTTCGTGTGTAATAGTCATGTTAGCAACGCCATTATATTGCTTTACATTAGGCGCAATAAGTTGTGCAAAGTCACCATCTGTACTAATAATAATATGAGTATCATTAGGATGCATTTGTACCCAACCAGCAATTAAGTCATCTGCTTCTAGTTGCGAATGACGCATAACAGTACAATTAGTCTTTTCAGTAACGAAGTTTTTAAACTCGTCAAAGATACCCCAGAATGCAGTATCTTCTTCTGCTTCTGTTACAGATAGTTTGCCGCGGGCAACTTGCCTGTTGCGCTTGTAGGGCTCGTAAAAGTCCTTGCGCCAGCTACGACCTTCTAAACAGAACACAACGTGATCTGCTTTAAAGTCAGTCCATGCTTTCTTTACACTGTTTAGCGTAATGTGTAGTGCCATGCCTACCTTTGTGTCGATATCGCCGCGTACTACGTGACGAGCTCTAAAGAAAGTATTAGCAGTATCTACTAGAATGTAAGTTGCCATTTGTGTAACCTTTTATTGCGTTAATTTAAATATAGTATAACATGTTTACACATAATTGTCAACTAACTTCCGACTTACCTTTAGAGATAGGAATAACATTAATATAGCCCGCGCCTCGATTTGTATCTTGACCACCTTCTTCTAACATATTGTGTACGATGTCACGGAACCAACGATCAACAATTTCTTCTTCAGGATCATTGTCAACGCCGTATCCTGCTTGAACTAGTTGCGCAATAAAGTAATCATTCCAATCAAGTTCAAAGAAGCCGTTACGCACATTCTCTGCGTTTACTTTAACATCAATAACATTTACCCAAGGCTCTTTACGTTTAGTAGCATACGCTTTAGGATCTCTTACTTTAAGTAATTCTAGTTCTTTTGCTTCTAGTGCCGCTGCTTCCTCAGCAATACGTGCTTCTACTTTATCTAAACCTGTTAATTTCTTTAAAAAGTTTTTCATTCGCTCTCCTTTGTGTATGTCACATGTTGTGTAATTTCGCCGATCAACAAATACTTAGGCTCAGTATAACTACTAGTACCTTTAATCTCTAATCTAACATACACGTCGTTTGCTTGTAATTTATTCCAGCTTACATTAAGTGCGTTAACATCTTTTTCAAACTGTTTTACAAGAGCTATCACTTTTGGGTCTTTCATATCTATTTCCTTAGTTTATCGAATTGTTCTTCTGTGGGTATGTCACGCCTAAGTGTTTTAAGCGCAGTATCATCAAGTCCCCCAGGCATTTCCGAATAAGCTAATATGGAGTCTTGGAGTGAATCGGTATCCTTTTGCCATAGCAAGTTTTGCAACTTCCTGTACGGTAAGGTTATAACCTTCTGTACGACCACCCATTGGCATAAGATAAACTGGCACATTGATTCCGATATTTCTATAAGCCTTGACAGCCCTATCAACTTCTTCAACGTCAACACTGTCAGCAACGACAAATTTAAAATACATATCAGCATTAAGTATAGAGCGGTAATTGGCAGCAACAGCAGGCTTAATAGCGTCTGCCCAAGATTCACCAGATACGGAGAGCTTGGGCGAACAACTAAACGTTGTTTTAAATCTTGCCTGATTCTTAAGGTAATCGGCAAACTCCGTGTGTAAAAATTGTGTAGTGTTTGTTTCAAATGTAACA